CAGCTTCGCATACGGCATCCGGGACCAGGGGACCGTCACGCTCGAGGACGGCACCGAGGCCAACGAGCTGCGCAAGCTCGACCTGTTCGAGGTGTCGCTGGTCATGTATCCCGCGAACCCCGACACGTCGGTCGTGGAGGTCAAGTCGTCCACCGTCAGGGTGGCCGACGCGCGCGAGGTGGACGACGCCATCGCCAAGTCGATCGAGGACGCCACGGGATTCCTCGTGCAGGAGATCGGCTACAAGCTGAGCGGCGACGCGCTGCCCGAAGTGACCATCACCGCCGTCGCGCCGAACGGCCTGAAGGCGGGACGCCGCAACTCCAAGAAGGACGCCGACGCGCTCAAGAGCGTGCTCGGGAAGCTGTCAGAAATCCAATCCATCGTCAACGGGCTGCTCGAGTCAGAGCTGTCCGACGAGCAAGAAGCCGAAGCCGAAGCCGACGAGGCCAAGGCCAACGCGGAGGAGCCCCGCGGGGCCAACGCGGAGGAGCCGGAAGCCAAGGGAGCAGACGTGGACGCGCTCTTGCAGCAAGCATCCGAACTTCTGACTGAAAGGAGCTACCGATGACTCTCATCGACCAGCTCAACGAGGCCAAGGCGTCTCTCGCCGAGGTCAAGACCGCCGTCGAGAACGGCGAGAAGGGCGCGGACGAGCTGTCCGCCGCCATCGACGGCGTCAAGGCCGCGCAGGCCAAGGTGGACGCCGCCAACGAGGCCCAGGAACTGCTCAAGGGCCTGAACTCCATCGTGGAGGACACCGACGCCTCCGACACCGCAGAGAAGGGAGCCGCCATGGCCAAGTCCCTGGGCGAGCACTTCGTCGAGTTCAAGAAGTCGCACGAGGCCGCCGACAACCGCTACATCGCAACCCCGTTCAAGGCAGCCGGCGACCCGACGCCGTCCACGGGCCTGGTAGCCACCGAGTTCGACCGCGAGCCCGTGCGCCGCGTCGCAGCCCCGCTGACCGTGCTCGACCTGTTCGGGCGCAAGACCATCAGCGAGCCCGTGTACTCGTGGAACGTCTACAGCGGAACCACCGGTACGGTCGACACCACCGCCGAGGGCGCAACCAAGAACAAGCTCACCTACGCCTACGTGACGAAGACCGCGACCCTGCAGAAGATCACGGGCCTCATCAAGGTCACCGAGGAGCTCTTCGACGATGCCCCCTACATGGTCGACGCAATCAACCAGGACCTGGTGGACGACCTCAACGCCAACCGCCAGGCGCAGGCAATCACGACCCTGCTCGGTACGAGCGGACTGCTTACCGGCTCGGTCGCGGCGAACGCGACCGACGTGGCGCTCTTCCAGGCCATCCTGAAGGCGGCCGCCGACATCGAGGACGCGACGAACATCCCGGCAGACGCCGTGGTCGTCACCCCGGCCATCTGGCTGCGCCTGCGCTCAGCGCTCGACGCAGAGAACCGCTTCTACGCAGGCTCGCCGTTCGGCGATTCCGAGTACAGCAAGCTGTTCGAGATGATGTTCGTCAAGTCCGCCAACGTCACAGCCAACCACGTCGTCGTGGGCGCGTTCAACCGCGGCGCGGAGCTGGTCTCCAAGGTCGACGGCGTGCGCGTGGACTCCACGAACTCCAACGACGTGGACTTCGAGAAGAACCTCGTGTCCGTCCGCGCCGAGGCGCGCGAGATTCTCGCGGTCAAGCGCCCGACCTGCTTCTGCAACATCACCATCGCCACGAGCTAGTCAACGCAAGGCGAGCGGGCGGGTGGCTTCTAAGCGCCCGCCCGCATGACCGATAGGAGGCGCACATGGCGCTCAAGGAGTACCGCTGGCGCGGGTTCACGTGGCAGTTCGCAGAGGGCGAGCAGCCCGAAGACGCCGTGCCGGTCGAGAAGGCCGCGAAGCCTGCGGCCGACAAGGCGGCGAAACCCGCCGCGAACAAGGCGCGCGCGCCGCGCACGAAGAAGGAAGCCTAGCCGTGTTCACGGCGTGGGGCTACGAGATCGACGGAAGCAGCATCCCGCCCCTGCTGACCGTCGAGGCCTTCGACCAACTCACGGGCGGGAAGTACGCGGGCGACCTGCGCGCCGCGTCGGCGCTGTCGGCGGCGTCCCAGGCCGTGCGCAACGCGTGCGGATGGCACGTCGCGCCGTCGCTGCAGTGCAGCTACACGGCGCAGCGCATCGGCGACGCCGAGGGCAGGCCCGCGCGGCTGTTCGCGCTGCCCGCGCTACTCGTCACGGCGGTGGACTCCCTGACCGAATCGGGCGTGGAGCTGTCCGCCGGCGAGTACGAGTGGGCGCGCGACGGATTGGTGCGGCGCTGCTGCTGGAAGTGCTGGCCCACCGCGTGGAACGCCGTCGAGGCGAGCTACACGGCGGGATTCGACGCCGGGGCCGTGCCCGACCTCGCGGAAGCGGTCCGCGCAATCGCCGAGGGCGTCATCGCCATCGGCGGGACGGCGGGCGTGCGCTCGGAGTCCGCCGACGGCGTGACCATCGCGTACAACGTAGACGCTTCGAGCATCGCGGCCGCGCTCACGGAGCAGCAGCGCGCGGCGCTCTCTCCCTACAGGCTGGTGAGGGCATATGCCGCTTAGCTTCATGAGGGACGTCGTGACGGTCGTGAGGCCCGCGTCCAAGACGGTGCGCGGCTCGACCGTGCCCGACTGGGAGAACGCGACGAGGCACCAGGTCTCGCGCTGCCAGGTCGTTGCGGCGTCAACGCAGCAGGACAGGGACGGGCGCGTGGTGAACGTGTCCGACTCGCGGACGTTCCGCGCCTGCTACGACGCCGACGTGGAGCCTGGCGACCGCATCGTGCACGAGGGCGTCACGTACGAGGTGGACGGCGAGGTGTTCCACAGCAAGTCGCCCACGGGGCGCGTGTCCACGACGCGCTGCTCGCTCAGGCGATGGGAGGGATGACGCATGGGCGTGAGAATCCGCATCGAGCACATTCCGAAGGGCTACATGGACGTCTGGAAGTCGGACGGCATGCAGGCCGCCGTCGACCAGGCTGGCCAGAAGATAGCCGCCGAGGCCAACGCAGGCTACGGCGGCGAGTGGTTCGGCTACCAGCCCGACATGGGCAACTTCACGGCGATGGGCTTCGTCTCGTCCAAGGGCCCCACGGGGGCCTACTACCAGCAGCGCGACAGGGCGCTCTCGAAGGCGGTGCATGGCTGATGGGTTTCATCGACATCGAGGACGCGCTGCAGGCGCGGCTCAACGAGGCCGGCATCGACGCGTGCGCCAAGCCGCTGCCCGCGTCGTTCGCCTGCCCTCACGTGACCGTGGACATGCTCAACGCATGGGACGAGAACGCGGCGCAGGCGGTCTACTCGGTCGACCTCGACTGCCGCGCGGAGACGTACGACGGTGCCGCGCGGCTACAGCTCGACGTGGCCAACCTCGTGCGGGAGCTGCCCGGCTCCGAGCTGGGCGGCAAGCCCGTCTACGCGGTGGACTCCCTGCGCCTGCAGCGGGCGCAGCCGGACCTGTCGCACCAGAACGTAATCATCGCGACCGTGAGCGCCAACTTGCGCGTGCGCGTCGCGGACTGACGAAAAGGAGGGCATCATGCCTTTTACTTCCGACGTGCGCGTGGGCGCACCCGACCAGAAGACCACGGGCGCGATCAAGCACGCGCCGCTCGGCACGACGCTGCCGAGCCTGTCCAGCATCACGAAGGCCGCCGTCACGCTCAACGAGGCCTTCGTCGGCGACGAGTACGTGAGCGAGGACGGCCTCACGCTCGCGCCGAGCATGTCCACCACCGAGATCAAGGACTGGTCCGGCGCGACCGTGCGCAAGGTGCTCGAGTCCTTCGACGGCACGCTGTCCTGGACGATGATCTCGACCAACGAGGGCGCGCTCGGCGTCGCGTTCGGCGCAGACCACGTGACCACGCAAGCCAAGAGCGCCACGCACGGCAACCAGGTCATGGTCGAACTCGGCGCGTTCCTGCCCGAGGCGCAGTCGTGGGTCTTCCTCATGAAGGACGGCAACGCGCGCATCGTGGTGCTCGTGCCGAACGGCCAGGTGACCGAGGTCGGCGAGGTCACGTTCGCCGCCAACGCTGCTGTCGGCTGGCAGGTGACGCTGTCCACCTACCCGGACGACTCGGGCAACTGCATCTACATCATGACCGACGACGGCGTGGTGAGCGCGTAAGGAGGCCGAGATGCGAAAGTTCGGCAACGACGCTCCGCGGTTCATGGCGTTCACGCTCGGCGAAGACGAGACGGTCTACAAGGTGCCGCTCGCCGCGAGCATGCCGATGGAGACCCTGCTCGAGCTGCAGGAGGCGTCCGACGAGGGCGGCACGAAGGCTCTCAGGTTCCAGGTCGAGCTGCTGCGCCGCTACATCGGCGACGCGGTGGACGACCTGACGGCGGGCGACGTGTCCGCCATCTACGCCGCGTGGAACGAGGAG